TTCCATCAGCTTTCAAATAGTGAACGGGTCTTAATCTGGACTGCGTTCTTGAAGCATAGACCAAAGGCCAGGACTTCTGAAGAGTAAATTCGAGCACTGTCTTCTGCGGGGCTGACATCTCGAGACCATCACACTTCGGAAGCCCTGGCCAACCTCGCGGGTGATGGGTTCCAAAGCCCCGCAGTAGGCCAGTAAACCAGTATAGCAAAGGGAAGTATGGAATTAACAGGAAGTAACATTAACAAGGCAGTCTTGAATAGATTGAAAGAGTGGAAGAATTCTCCACTTCAGTTTGTTAAAGAATGTCTTCATGCTACTCCATCTGAGCAACAGATTGATTTCCTTCTTAAACTAGCAAAAGAAAAGCGTATTACGATTAGGTCAGGGCATGGTTGTCATGCAGCAGGTACTATAATTCATCTTTATCCATACGGGTTTAAAGCTGTGGAAGATGTAGAAGTTGGAGATCTTCTTATGGGTGACGATAATACTCCTAGAAGAGTTCTTGAACTGTACCGTGGCAAAGAAGAAATGGCGCGAGTCAAGTATTCTGATAATACTTATTACGATGTAAATATGAGCCACAAACTTGCACTAGTTTGTACTGGAAGTAAAGGTAAGTATAAATCTGGTGATATGTTTGAGATGTCTGTACGAGAATTTTTAACTTGGCCTGAATGGAAAAGAAAAAGATTTGCTGGTTATAAAGTAGCAATAGACTATCCAGAAATTCCTGTGATGATTCCTCCATATATTCTTGGTATGTGGCTTGGAGATGGGTCACATAACGCTATTGAAATAACTAATATTGATACTATGTTAATAGGTATATGGCAGTTATTTGGTGAAGCTAATGGTTTGAGCATGACTACGACTTCTGATAAACTGCATAGACTTGTAGGAGATAAAAGTATTGTTAATGATGCTTTTAAACATTATGGCTTGTTTGGTAATAAGCATATTCCAAAAGAATATTTGTTTAATTCTAAAGATGTGAGACTTAAGTTACTTGCTGGTCTTATAGATACAGATGGGTATGCTGATACTAGAAGTGGACTACAGTTTCAGATAATTCAGAAGAGAAAAGATTTAGCAGAAGATATACTATTTCTTGCTCAGTCATGCGGTATTCACGCTACTCTTACATCCAAAATAAAAAGTTGGGAGTACAAAGGGCAAGTAAATTATGATACTTACTACGAAGTTCATATGTCTCGGAATACTGAACAAATTCCTACACAGTTAAAACGTAAGCAGTCTACTGAAGATTATAACAAGCAAAGAAGTAATCTGCATTTTGGAATATCTATTGAAAAATTACCAGAGAATAGTTATTATGGATTTGAAGTAGATGGAAATCATCTGTATGTTCTTGGTGACTTTACTGTAACACGAAATACTGGTAAGGATGCCAGTGCCGCATGGGCAATCTTGTGGTTTTCGACCACTCGCGCCTACGCTAAAGTTGCCTGCACCGCTCCAACAAATCGGCAGTTGAAGGACGTTTTAGTTTCCGAGATTTCAAAGTGGTTACGTGGGTCAGAAATTGCTGATGAGTTCGTAATTCGCAAGGAAATAATCTTTCACAAAGAAGCTCCACGTGAATGGTGGATAAGGTTTATCTCTCCATCAGTTCGTGCTACAAAGGAAGAACAGGCCGAAACTCTGGCTGGGTTGCATGGCGATCATTTACTTATAGTTTGTGACGAGGCCAGCGGTATTCCTGACCCCACATTTATCCCACTTGAAGGAGCTATGACCCAGCCAGACAATAAAGTTTTGCTTATTGGAAATATGACTAAGAACACTGGTTATTTCTATGATACCCATTTTCATAGTGAGATTTCCAAAGACTGGTGCAAACTTCACTGGGATAGTAGGCAGTCGTCTAACGTTGATAAGTCAATGCCTGAGTACTTTGCAAAGAAGTATGGTATTGACTCTGACGTATACAGAATTCGTGTTATGGGTGATCCTCCTGTGCAGAACACGAACAGCCTTATTCAGTTGTGGACTGCTGAGCAGTGCATTGGAAACGAGATACTGGTTGCGGAGGATGAGCCACTTTATCTTGGTGTTGACGTTGCAAGATATGGCGATGATGCTTCTATTATCCTCCCACGACAGGGCCTGATTATCCATCCTTGGGAAGAGTTTAGAAAACTTAATACCATTGATCTTGGTGGATTTATTATGCAGACGTACCAGGAAGTTGGAGCACATGGCTGTGCTATTGACTCTATTGGAGTTGGTGCTGGAGTTGCTGACTGGCTTGAGAAGCATAACCTTGAGAACCTGTTTCAGATTAATGTTTCTACTTCTTCTAGTGATATTAAGAAATACAACCGTCTTCGTGATGAGTTGTGGTGTAGAGTTCGTGATAATTGCTTATTAGGTAAATACTCTTTCCCAGATGTCATTATAGACGGAGAGAAGGAATCGTTGGGAAGACAGCTTGCGAATGAGCTTGCCACTGTGCGGTATAAGTTTAATGGGCATGGAGGCTATGTTGTTGAGTCTAAGAAGGATATGCGGGCTCGTGGTGTTGCCTCTCCGAACATAGCTGATGCGCTCTGTCTTACGGAGTACTTCTCCAACGATGCTACAAGAGTTTTCGCTAAACCAAAAGAAGAGCCAAAAAGAAACTATAGTGACAGACAGTGTTCTGCGCAGTCATGGATGAGTTAATGAGTGACGAAGTAGTAAAACTTAAAGATGGGAATATAGAAACTATTTCATTCTACGATCTTGATGAGGATAGTTACATGATTATACTTTTTGGTGGTGGATCAAGGTGGCGATATAACAATGTTACACTTCCAGAATTTAAGCGTATTACTAGTGTGCTAACCGCTAGTCAAATACTTAAAAATATAAGAACCCTTAATCTTGTTGGAGTAAAAGTATAGTAATGACTAGTGAAAAAGAGCAGAAAATTTTAACAGAAGCTAGAGATAGACTTAAAAAAGCTATAACAGATGATGATGAGAATCGTCGTCTTGCGTATAATGATCTAGAGTTTATTGCTATTGAAGGTAAGCAATGGCCAGACGCTATTCGAGTAGAGCGTGAAGCGAATAATCAACCATGCTTAACTATTAATAAACTTCCAGCATTTGTTGATCAGGTAGTTGGTGATCAGAGAATGAATAGGCCATCTATCAGAGTTGTTCCGGTTGACTCGTATGCGGATAAAAAGGTGGCAAGAATTCTTAGTGGCTGGATTAAGCATGTGCAGAATATCTCAAAGGCTGATATTGCAGTAGATCACGGTTTTGAACACGCAGTAACCTGTGGTTATGGAGCAATAAGAGTAGTTACGAAGTTCCTGTCTGATACTTCTGTTGATCAACAAGAGGCTTTTATTGAGAAAGTTGAAAACGCGCTCGCAGTTTACTGGGGCAAACATAAGGAGTATGACTGTTCTGATGCAAAGTATTGCTTTATAGTATCTGATATTGATAGAGAAGAGTTTGAAGATAAGTATAAAGTTCCTCCAATGCCGTTTAACTATACTGATAGTCAGTATGTTGAAGGTTGGTGTACTAACGAAACAGTTAGAGTTGTTGAGTACTTTGTGAAAGAACCCACTGAAAGAATGATTTATCTGCTTTCGGATGGTAGAACTGTAGATAAAGTCGAGACAACTGATATCGTTGTAAAGAAAAGAAATGTAAAGTCACATAAGATTATGTGGTATTTACTTTCTGGGAATAAAGTTCTTGACAGTAAAGAGTGGGCAGGAAAGAAGTATATTCCTGTTATTCCTATCTGGGGCAAAGAACTTAACGTCGGTGGAAAGAAGGTTATTCGTGGACTTATAAGGAATGGAAAAGATGCTCAAAGAATGTATAATTACTGGCAAGCTCTTGACTTAAATACGCCTATTCCAATTCCTGGTGGATGGACTACTATGAAAGATGTAGTAGTCGGCAGTCAGCTTTTTGACGAAGCTGGTAAAGTATGTGAAGTTACAAACATAAGTCCTGTTTTTCTTAATAGAAACTGTGCTGAAGTTCTGTTTGATGACGGCTCTGTCATTACTGCTGACGTTAAACATCTATGGACTGTTGAAGAAAGAGGAAAGAGAACTTCCCGTTCCTATAGTTGGACTAAGCGTACTATTACTACAGACCAATTAATTCCAGGAAAGCATTTTATCTATGTTGCTGATCCTTTAGATTTACCTGCTCAAGAACTTCCTATAGATCCATATGTGCTTGGTGTATGGCTTGGCGATGGTTCTGTTAGAGATGTTGTTATAACACAAAGTAAGGATGATTGGTCAGAACTTTCACAGCATCTTAGTAAGTGTGGATGTCAGTTTGGTACTAGTACTATAAAGGATAATTGCGTAGCAACGACATTGCTTGGAATGCGTAGCAAGTTTAGTGAGTTAAGTTTACTTGATAATAAGCACATTCCATACTTGTATGTAAGAAGTTCAAAAGAGCAACGACTACAACTGCTGCAAGGTTTAATGGATACAGATGGTTCAGTAAATACTGTTAACGGGCAGTGTAGTTTTACTACTACAAGTGCAGAGATTGCTAAAGGATTTTCAGAGCTTATAAGAACTCTTGGTATTAAATCTAGTTTCTTGGTTAGAAATAGAAACGGAGCTAATGTTTTTGATAATGCTAAGTTGCAATACCAGTTTAGCTTTACTACTAGATTAAATGTATTTAAATTATCAAGAAAGCTTAAAGGTATTGGAAATGTTAAAGAAGAAGTACGAAGAACTAAAAGGTACAAGATTAAAAGTGTTACTCCAGTTTTGTCTGTACCAGTTAAGTGTGTTACTGTTGATAGTGCGTCATGTTTGTACCTTGCTGGAGTTGGTATGGTTCCTACGCATAATTCGTGCGATACTGAAGTGGTTGCACTTCAACCAAAGACTCCATACCTTATTACTCCGAAGCAAATTAAGGGTCATGAAGCACAGTGGAAAGATGCACACAGACGAAACTTCCCATATCTCTTAGTTAACTTTGATGAGAAGGCTCCGGGCTGGCCAAAAAGAGAATCTCCTCCACAAGCTTCGAGTGCTATGGTTGAAAAGATTCAAATGGCTGATCAGGAAATGCGTGATACTATGGGCCTGCAGAAAGCAAGTCTTGGTATGCAGAGTAATGAAAGGTCTGGATCTGCAATAAGGGAACGTAAACTTGAAGGTGATGTTGGTACGTTTGCCTTTATTGATAACCTTTCACGCTCGATACAGCAGGTTGGAAGAATTTTGGTTGATATAGCTCCGGTAATTCTTGATACGCAGCGAATAGTACGACTTGGACTTGAAGATGGAGATTTTGAGTTTGAAGAAGTAAATGTACAGGACAAAGAAAATCCTCAGCAGATTATGAATGATCTGTCTATTGGTACTTACGACGTTACTGTTACTGTTGGCCCAAGCTTCACTACACAAAGAACCGAAGCACGGCAGTCAATGCAGGAATTTATTCAGTACAATCCAAATGCAGCACCGTTGATTGGTGACTTGTACGCTAAGTTGATGGATTGGCCAGGAGCAGATGAGGTATCAAAGAGACTTGAGTACCTACTTCCTCCAGAAATACGTACTGAGATCATTACTAAGCGTGCATTGAAGGAAGGTAAAGAACCTCCTCCACAACCAGGAAGTGAATCTCAGCAACCTGACCCGACTATGGTGTTGAAGATTCAGACTGAACAAGTTAAACTTCAGGAAGCACAGATTAAGTTACAGCAGGAGCAAGCTAAGCTTGAGGAGATTAAGTTAAGGCAGCAGTTAGCTATTGCTGAATCTAGACAAAGAGTTTCTGATATGGTTGAAAAACTTATAGCAGAGAAACTTGGTGAAAGGGAAAAGGAAAATGCCGAAAGGGACTAAGGTAGAGAAACTGTACGAGAAGTTGAAGGTAGAAGGTAAGAATAAAGCAAGTGCGGCAAAGATTTCTCAAGCTGCAACTGGACTATCTCTTGCAACTGGAAAGAAACCTAAGTATGGCAATGCGATAAGAAAGTTAATGGTAGGCTAAGTATGGAGTACGTAGACTTAAAATTACCTAAGAAGAAAAGTACAGAGCAAGAAAAGTGCTGTTGTTCAGTTGCTTTAACTGATAGGGATGCGTATCCTTATGGACTTCAACTTCGACTTGAAGATGAGCAGGTAGCAAAGCTCAAAAATATTCTACTTTACAAAGGTGGAGACAAAGTACAGATTTCTGCGCTTGCGTCTATTATGAGTATTGAATGCGTAGAGAAACAGGACGGTAAAAAGGACTATACTGTACGACTTCAGATTGAAAAGATGCAGGTAGACAAACCTGTTGAAAAGATGAGTATGAAGGAGTATAGAGCGATGCGTGAAGAAGGTAAGAAGTAGCTAACCGTTTAACAACCAAGCTATGCTTGGGCTTCAGATTGAGGAGATCTGCTATGCTAGAAAGTATGGAAAAGGTAAATGAAGTAAGAAAAGTTGTCAACGGAGTTGACGACCCAAATCTTTTATCGGTTGATTCTACTAATCCACTGCCAACAAATGTAGATACACTGGAAGTGGTTGAAGAGAAGAAGCCGGAAGAAAAGAAAGAAGAGAAGAAGGATGAGAATTCTTCTGGTACTGTCGACGGGAAGCCAGCAAACGCTGAACAGTCTGTAAAGACGGTTCCTGATAATACCAATACTGATGACAAAGACGACAAAAAAGAAGATAAAAAAGAAGATAAAAAACCACCAGAGGAAGACAAGCCTCTGCGAAGTAAAGACCCTGTTCAGGAACGCATTGATAAGATTACTAAAAAGTTTCGTGCCGCCGAACGGGAAACAGAGTTTGAACGGAATAAAAATGCTAAACTGGAAGAAGAGCTTGCAAAGCTAAAGAGTACAGTTGTAGCAGAAGACAAACCTAAGAGAGAAGACTTTGAAGATGTGGAGGAGTACGCACAGGCTCTTACAGCATGGACTGTTAAGAAAGAACTGGCAACTGCTGAAGCAAAGAAAGTTAAATCTACTGAAGTTGACAAGGATAAAGAAGTTTTTCAGCAGGTTGCAGAGAAGATGGACGCTGCGTTTGAAAGTGGTAAAGATAAGTATGACGACTTTGTTGAAGTCGTTACAGCAAAGGATCTTGCAGTACCTACTGCTATGATTAATATTATCCTTGAAACTGAAGTTGCGGATGAAGTCATGTACTACTTAGGTAAAAACCCCGACGAAGCTCTTGATATTGCTGGGTTGTCTACAGCTGCAGCAACAAGAAGGATTATGAAGATTGAGGCTAAGTTAATAGCAGCGCGTGATGCAAAAGTTACGCCAGCTCCTGCAAAAAAAGATGATGGTACTCAGGAACCTGCTGCAAAACCTACGCCTAAGAAAGTGTCAAGTGCTCCCGAGCCTATTGAAACGGTGATTGCTGACGGAGCGATACAGAAAGACCCGAATGCAATGAGTCCAAAAGAGTATCGTGCTTGGCGGGAGAGTCAGAAAAAATAAAGAGGAAAATGATTTATGGCTTCAAGTAACACTTTGTTAACACCTACGATTATTGCTAAAGAAGGATTGATGCAGCTTGTAAATTCTATGGCAATGGCGAGGCACGTACACACGGCTTATAAAAACGAGTTTGTGAAAGTTGGTCAGACTATCACAATTCGTAAGCCTAATAAGTTCAGAGCAACGAAGACTCAGGCTCGTAGCAATACGAATCTTGCTGAGCCAAGTACTTCGATTACGATGTCTACTCAGGCGCATGTGTCCTGGGCATTCAGCTCTGTTGATCTGACTACAACTATCGAAGATTACAGCAAACGATACATTACTCCTGCTGCAGGCGCTCTTGCAAATCAGGTTGATGCTGATTTATGCGCACTGTATAAGGATGTATATAACTATGCTGGTACTCCTGGAACTGCTCCGGCAACGTTTGGTGTGCTGGGCGATGCGCAGCAGGCATTGGATGATGAGTGCGTACCGAGTGATACTCGTGTAGGTGTCTTGAATCCGAAAGCACACTGGGCATTGGCTGATGGTCTGAAAGGTACGTTTGCACAGAATGTGGCTAAGGACATTATCACTAAAGGTTATCTGGGCACTATTGCAAATCTGAGTATGTACATGGATCAGAATGTTGTTCGACATACTACTGGTGTATTTACTACAAGCGCGACTCCGTTGGTTACTACGACTTCGGTTACTGGAGCAACTCAGATTGTTACTAAGGGCTGGAACGCTTCATCCAGTACAGTTAAAGCTGGCGATACGTTCGTGATTGCTGGTTGCTACGCAGTTAACCCAATGTCTGGCGCAAGTACTGGTGTTCTGCGTCGGTTTACAGTTACTGAGAATGCGGCTTCGGTTGGTGGGGCAATGACTATTAAGGTCACTCCTACTATCGTGTTCGCGGAAACTGGTAATCTGGCTTACAACAACGTGGATTCCCTGCCTGTGGCTGATGCTGCTCTGACCTTTGTTGGATCAGAGTCTACTGCGTATCCGCAGAACTTGATCTTCCATCCGAATGCTTTCGCGTTGGTTACTGTTCCTATCGAAATGCCTTCGAATGTGTGGGGAGCGCGTGAAACTGATCCTGATGCTGGTATCAGTATTCGTGTTGTTAAGCAGTACGACATCGATGCCGATGAGGAAATTATCCGTCTGGATATCCTGTACGGTACGAAAACGCTGTACGCTGAGTTAGCTGCTCGTCTGTGGGGCTAAGAGTGATTTTAACTTCTACCAGTAGTGATAACAACCTACTGGTAGAGTTACCTTGGAGGTAAAGGAAATGTCGTACTTAGAAAGAATTTTTGAAAACGCGAATGAGGTAATTTCAATTCCTAACCCAATTACTCTGATTGGCGCATTTAATGTCAGAGGAAGTTTTACAGTTGGGCAGCTGGATGCGAATCCTACTTCGCAGTTGTATCTTAAGGGTTCACTGAAGCTTCATGCGCACGCACTTACTGGTGATTATGCGTATCAGCTTCGTACAGAGTCCAACAAAGCAACTGGAAACTTCTTTGGAGAAGATTTGGAAGTTCATCAGATGCTGAATAGAACTGCTGATGGTGTACGTGGCTTGTCCATGTGTGGTAGACTTAAAGCTGGTATCACAATGTCTGGAACTTCTAACCTGATTCCAGGACATTTCCTGCTGGATGTTGATGGTACTATTAACGGTACAGGGCTGTTTGCAGCACTTGTTGCGAAGGTTGATGCTGGTGGGACGTTCACTGCTCTCAGTCACCTTGCGTCACTGTGGGTTGATAGTTTACAGGAAGGTACTGTTAACGGTAGTCATGAGTTAGTTTATATGACTAACAACGGCGCGTCTGTTATGGATCAAGCGTTCTACATCTACGGTGGAAACAAGATAAGTAAGTTGATGGAACTTAAC